CCATGGTATAGTTTGTGTCGGATCGGTTGTTGGTTGACCGTTTGCAGTCAATCCCGGATAGGTTTCGATCTTTTCATATTGTGGTGTTTTCACTAAATCAGGATATAGATTGACAGTCGCAAATTTAATGACTTTTGGAGTCGTTACGCCAGTGAAGTAATATCCTTTAAGAGTAAAACTTAAAGTCCACACAATTTCACGGACATCCCCAACCGGACCTTCAAACGTATCGACATGGCTAATGTTATTTAGAACAATCGAAATATCTTTGTCATAGTCTGGTATTTGATCGAGCAAATGAGCCGAAACCGTTATATCCGGACGGAAAAACGGAATGATTTGCTCTAGGATTTTATAGCCATCTTCAAGGGTTTTGGTGCGAATATAAAGTTCGAATTCCAAATCATAAGGAACAGGATTGAGAACAGCATAAGTCGTTGAACCTACGGTAGTTCTATAGGTTCCTCCGGGATTCAATGCTCTTGCCGTGTCATAAGTCCAATTGACCAAATCATATGAAATTCTCGGAAGAATCAACGCACGATCACGAGCGGCTTTATCATCTTCCTTTTCGCGTCCAAGAGCTTTTTCGCGAGGTGCCCAACCAATCGGAACTTTGAAATCCTGAGTCTTGGTTGTGCCATCGCTTCTTGAAATATAGATATCATTAAATAATGTACCAAAAATAGCGATGTATTTTCTGGTTAATGCATTATAAAATTCACCGGCTTGCCCGAGCATTACAAATCTTCCCCAAAGAAATCGGTATCGGACCAATCGAGAACCGAATTAGCCGTAACCTGAACTGCATCATTTTGATTAAATGCATCATTATCAATACTTATGGTCGTGTCATACTTGCGATAAACATTATCAACCGGAAGGCCGGTATTGAAGATTTCATCGGACATTTCAAACAAGTCACATTTCAAATCGTAAGTTTGAAGTTTTCCGGTCGCATAAAATACGGCGGCAGTTTCAACATAAGAAATCTGATAGGCGGAATTTGTCATCGGAATGAAAATCAAATCGCCTTCCATCGGTCTTGTCTTGTTTGTGACCGGAGCGACAAATTCATTAAATGACCGAATTGACATCGTGAGAGTCATTTGGTCGCGGACTTCAAGCCCGAACTTACCAAAAAAGTTTCCGTCGCCTTGGAACGAACTGAAATTCTTTACATAAACTTCAACGTTCGCATGAGACGTGAAGGAAGCATATTCTAATTCATTCAAAATATCGTCGGGGTTTACGTGATTTCTAGGCAAATAGATAACGTCTTCAGCATAGAACTTGATCGCTTCCACGATCAGATTTTCCACCAAAGTTTGTTCGTTTGTTCTCGTATAGAAATTAACGTATTGATTGGAAGCCATTAGCCCAACATAAATGCAGTTGTTAAAGTAGAATTCAGAAGATTTTGTTGCAATTCTTTAACTTCGTATTCGGCTTCTTGGCGAATGGTGTCTCCATTCAAAACCAATCCACCCGGCAAAGGAATTCCGGTAAATTTGCTTCCGATATTGCGTCCCCATTGTCTCTTGATCAAAGCTGTTGCGTATTGCAGCAACCAACGATCTTTCCACATATCGGGATAAGTCGTCGGATCAAGACCTTGATAAACTTGAGCCATGATATATTGGCCGGTCGTGAGCTTTTCCCAATCCATATCGATATGGAGTTGATTTTGATGACGATTGTAACGAATGGGTTGTTTCCCGACGAGGATCGTTTCAATAAATTGAAGATTTTCCATCGTCATCCAATAAGGAATCAGGTCAACACCAACATAAGTGTAAAGATCGTTCAGAGCGATTTGATATTGCAAAGAGAACATTCCGCCCGAAGTCGAAATAGCTGTTCCGATATCGAAAATATCAACAATTCCCATAATGTTTTCAGGAATGGTGATATACTTGTTGGCGATATCTTGATCAGTCAATTGATAGGCGTAATAGTCTTTTAGCGAACCATCCCAATGATAATCGTTGTAATATTGGATTGCTTCGTCCACGCGGTCATCCAATTGATCGTCCGAAACGTCAATGGTGATCACCGGAGAACCAAGGCTTCTCAAACAATATTGAATAAAACTATCTCTGTCTGTCGGAAGGGCCATATTTTATCTCTTAATAATATACATCAGAGCAATGTTGCGCGGACGTGTTTCAACGTCTCCGGTTCCATTGGTCGTGAATGTGTGGGAGTGAGCGCCCGCTGAAACCAGAGTAACAGTGTGAGTGTGACTACCAGCATTCCCAAGACTAATGTGACTTGTGGATGAATTGATAGTGATGTTGACTGTTGCCGGAGCGGTCGAAGCGTTCAGGGTGTTGCCATTTGCTCCGGTATTCGGAGTTCCTTGCCCGCTTGTATTGGTTCCACCTAAAATAAGGTGGCTGTGTCCCGGATCGCTATATGTGTGGCTGTGTCCCGGATCAATGACAGTGTGGTTGTGATCGCCAGCGGCATTCATACTTGCTGTGTGAGTGTGATCGCCCCCGGAAACCGTTGTTCCTGTATGTGTGTGGGATTTTAATGCATCCGCTTGGAAAGAACCTAGAGTACGTCCAGAATCTACACCGCGCCCATGATCCCAACCACGAACGAATTCACCTTGGGTTTGCGGAAGATTGAAAGTATTTGAACCGTTTCCGGCTCCATAAGTTGTTCCGATAACAGCAAATAGATTAGCGTCGCCGGTTCTCGATTTTGCCGAACCGTCCATTTCATAATAACCTGTCGGCGCGACGTTTCCGCCCCAAAGCAAAATTGTGCCGGTAGGAACAGCAGCATTAATTAAATTAGTAGCCGCTGTCAGTGTCGCATTTGCCGAAGCGTTGATCGCATTCGCAAAGGAATTGGCTTGTGCATTTACATCATTAATGGTAGCAATTTTGACATCAGCAATCGTTGCATAACCATTCGCGAAAAGCTCCAATTTGTTTGAAGTGTTCGAACTTGAAATGGTGATGCTGTTGTTGCCGACTTTCGTAGCAACTTGACCGGTTAAAATCCCGTTATCATTAAAGAAACTGATAGTGGCATTGTTGCCAAGGGCTTGCAAATAGCTAGCCGAAACTGTTCCGACAACCACCACATTTGCATTGGCATTTGTCGGGGTTCCATCAGTGTATAATCCTTTATTAGCAAGACTTGCAAGATTATTTGTAAGGTTTACTAGATATTGGAAGGTGTCTCCACCGGGACCAAAATTAATAGGAATTAAATTCGGGGACGCCATTAATCTTCTTTACTAAGTTTATCAAGTATTAAACTCAACATTGTTTCAATATTCTCGATTCTGTTTTCGAGATTATTTAGTTTCAAATTTTGAGATTTCTTAAGCTTATAAGAATCCAGAGCATTACGATCTGTGTTCACTAATGCTCCGGGATTCTTGTTTGATCTTTTAAATTTATGATCCATTATGACATCAATGCGATTGAACGGAAATCTGTGAGACGCGGAACCTTCGAAGTGTCATCAGACAGAAGAACAATCTTAAAGCAGAATGTCTTATATCTTGAAATTAACGCTCCATCGGTTCTTGCATATTGCATGATTCCGTTTGCGTTCAGATAAGCGGTTGTTTCACTACCTACCGAAGCGGTGATCGACGTTGGCATATTGAACGTAAAGTCATGATAATCCGCAGTATTTGCGGTTGCCGAGAACAGCTTAGAGCTTCCCGAATCCATGACCATTTGTGTCCAAAGTTTCGAGTCGAAGGATTCTCCGTCGTCACTTCCAAGAACTTTAATGTAAACTTGGATATCGGTTCCGGCTGGACGGTAAGCCCCAAGATAGGCTACAGCATCTTCAGCATCACCAACGCTATCATCAAGAACGATGTTCTTCGAAATATACTTTGTGGTTGCGTTTCCATAACGAGTATATTCGTTGGTCGAGTCGTCATTGATGACGTTTTCGATCATCAGAGCGGCTTTTCTTCTCAAATCAATAACCGGAGAAATGTAGATATTCTGAGTGGTTACCGAAATATTGAAAGTCGAAGTCTTGGCCCCTGAATTATGCAAGGTTTCGTTTGACTTAGAACCAACGATACGAGCGTAATCAAACAATTCGGTTTCGATTTCCGGAGTAAGATTTACGAACGAAGCGTCGATATCATAAGTTTCGTCGGTTCCCTTGTGTGCGTAAACCAGCGAAGTCATGGCCGGAG